GTCAAGTGAAGCAGCAGCATCTGAGACGGCAAAGAACAAGCTAAAGTTGAGACAAGCGAGTCAGACAAAGACAATATTGACCAGTCCAACAGGTGTAGGTACTGATGAAGATCAGATCAATGCACCTAGTTTAGGAGCCTAATATGGGAGTGTTTAATTCAGTTGTATTTCATGCTTTATCAAATGCTAATCCAGAAAACACGAAGCTTAGAGGTTTGGCATCAGAATCAAACAAGAGACCAACTGATCCTTTTTACAATGAATATAACTCACAGCCTGAAGAGGTTGGATCTTCTAGTTCTGTTGGTGTCTCTACAGGGAGCGTCCAGAGAGGGAGAAGCAATAAGACAAAGACCATTCTATCTCCAAGAGGAGAGACTTCTTCTAAGCAAGTAAATATTAGGGAGGCTAAGTAATGGATGTGAATATCAATATCAATGTGGATGGAGCAGGTAACACCACAGTGGATCAGGACATGGGGATTAAGAAGAAGACTCGCAAGCTGAAGAACGGCAAAGAGGTTATATTAGAGATGCCGAGAATGGCAGAGGATCACCAACCGAAGAATATACTCAACATGATGGGGATATAATATGAAGATCAAGGATGCAAAGCAGTTGTTGAAGGGATTTCAGAAGGCAGAGACTGATCGTCTAACAGTCCAAGACACATGGCAAGACTTACTTTACTTTGTGATGCCTCGTAAGAGAGGAGTGCAGGACAAGATTGAGGATGGAGACAAGCTTCCTTATGACATCTTTGATGACACAGCGATACAGAGCAACCTTGTATTGGCAGCAGGATTGAGTGGATACATGACCAACTCAGCACAGAGATGGTTTGAGTTAGGGACTAGAGATACAGACCTGATGGATTCACCAGATGTCAGGGAGTTCTTAGGGAAAGCACAGGACATCATGTTCGCAGCCTTGGCTAATAGCAACTTCTATCAACAGGTTCATGAGTGTTATTTGGATCTGGGAGCAATGGGAACAGCGAATCTATATGAGGAAGAGGATCCGATTGATGACATCCGCTTCAGTGCAAGACATCCTAAGGAGATCTATTGTATAGAGAACGAGCGTGGCATCATTGATATGGTGTACAGACTGTTTGAGATGACAGCCTACCAAGCTACTCAAGAGTTCGGAGAAGATAAAGTATCAGAGAAGATCAACCATGCTATGGAGAACATGGATCATGGTAAAGTGTTTGAGTTCATACAGTATGTATGCCCAAGACCAGTGAGAGATGTATCAAGAGACGACAACTTGAACATGCCATTTGCATCGTATTGGGTTGAGAGACGAGCAGTGAAGATGGTTAAGGAGAGTGGCTATGCAGAGTTTCCATTCTTCATCACACGATTCTATAAGAACAGCGACGAGGTTTACGGATATTCACCAACACATGTAGCATACGCAGACATCAAGTCATTGAATAAGATGTTAGAGATATATACAAAAGGGGCGGAGCTTGCTGTATACCCACCTTGGTTAATGGAGAACGATAGTGTTGTTGGCACATTAGATTTAAGAGCAGGAGCATTGAATTACCAGAAACAACCGATGCGATTAGGACAAGCTTTGCAGCCGTTGACATCAGGGATGAATCTTCAAATCACGATTGACTACATCAACAGAACTGAGAAAAACATAAAAGATTATTACTTCTCGGATTTGTTCCTGATGTTGACTAACAACAATAACATGACAGCTACTGAGGTTATTCAACGGACTCAGGAGAAGATGATTATGTTGTCGCCAGTATTAGGGAGGTTGCAGAACGAGTTATTAAATCCAATAATTTATAGGACATTCAATATCTTGTTGCGAAAAGGAAAGCTTCCTCCAGTGCCTGAAGTATTGTTGGAGGCTGACCTTGACATTGTTTATGTATCACCTCTTGCGAAGGCACAGAGGGCAGTACAGGCTCAAGACATGCAGACCTATCTCACTATCATAGGGAACATGGTACAAATCTTCCCAGACATAATAGATAACATTGACTCTGATGAAGTAGCTGATAAGTTTGGCAAGATCTATTCTATTGACCCAGAGATTGTGAGAGATCCAGAGGCAAGAGATGGTCTAAGGGAACAGAGAGCTGAACAACAACAGCAGATGGCAAAGTTACAGATGGCACAAGCCGCTATTGAAGGAGCTAAAACAATGAGTGAAACCAAAAGGAATGAAGCCGATGCATCCACCAGCAACAACCAGTAGGTTAGATGCAAAGACAAAGGAGCGAGATGATTACTTTAGAAAGATCAAGTATGACTTTGAGACTTTGTTTGCAACACCAGAAGGAAAGAGGATCTTAGAAGACCTCCAGAAGTCTTGTTTCATTAACAACACTTCGTTTAGTACAGACAGTTTAGAGATGGCATTTAATGAGGGGAAGAGGATGATCTGCTTGCACATAATGGGCATGGCAACACCTGTTCCTGAGAACACAGACAAACCAAAAGAAGCAATCAAGTAAGGAGAATAAATGAGCGATGTCAATACGGATACCTTAGACCCAGTAGACGAGGATACTCTAAGCCCTGAAAACAAAGATCAAGTAGTTAGTGATGCAGTAAGTGATCCAAAGATTGAAGTAGATGCAGGTGAAGAAGACATAGACGAAACTGTTAACGATGTAGGAAAAAGGACTTGGTATGATCAGTTACCGACGGACATGCGTAATGATCCGAACATCACTAAGTACCAATCGTTAGAAGAATTTACAAAAGCATCAAGGGAGTTGGTCAGCAAGTTAGGTAAGGACAAGGTTGTTATACCGACGGAGAACTCAACAGACGCAGAGAAGGCTGAGTTTTACAATAAGCTAGGCAGACCAGAAGAGGCTGACAAGTACCAGACTCCAGATTTTAAGATGCCTGAAGGAATGGAAAGATCCGATGACACGATCAATGCTTATAAACAAAAAGCATATCAACTAGGATTGAACCAGAAACAGTATGAAGCTCTGTTAGATATGCAGAATGAAATGACAACAGCTACATTCAATAAAGAGGTTGAGACTATCAACAAGATGGCAGCGACGACTGAAACAGAATTAAGGAAAGACTGGGGAGCTGCTTATGAAGGGAAGGTTGAGTCGGCTCAGAATGTAATCAATAAATACTTCAAGGGTAAAGACATGCATAGAGCATTTGATGTCTTGTCCAGTGATAAGGGATTCGTGAGAGCTATGGCAGACATCGCAGGTCATTTAGGAGAAGATGTAATTAAGGGACAACCAAAGAATGCAAAGACACCAGCAGATGCACAGAGTGAGTACAACATGATTGTTGGTCGGAACCATCCAATGTCAAAAGCATACTTTGATGAGATGCATCCTGAACATGATTCTGTTGGAGAGTACATGACAAACCTTATGCGTATGGCACATGCAGGTGAAGTATGACAACAGATCAAATAGAATTGATGAAGGTAAAGAAAGATATTTTTGTAGCAGTCATCTCTAATGGCTCTCACAACCAGAAGGAATGTTGGAAAGAGCAATGCGAGAAAGTATATGACTGGGTTGTTGGAACAGACACAGCGAAAGCTCCTGTAACAAAAACCACCAAGTAGTCGCAGATACAGTGAAAGCTCCTGCACATTTTGTATTAAGTCTGCCCTTTTAGGATACCAGATAAAACTAAAACTAATTAACAACTTTTTAAAAGGGGAAAACAAATGGCAACTCCAGATACTATTTATGCAAAGCAATATGGATCATTGATCTATATGCTGAGTCAACAAGAAAATTCTCGTCTACGAGACACTGTAATGTTGAAGTCAGGTGTAGTAGGGGAAGAAACATACATGGATCAATTGAGTGCGTTTGCGGCATTACCACGAACAACTCGGTTAGCACAAACTAATCCAACTTTAGCTGATTACCAAAGACGACGCATTGCGTTGGAAGACTTTTACATCGCTAAAGGTATTGACAAGATGGATGACATCCGTACTTTAGGTGATCCTACAAGTGCGATTGTTAAATCAGGTGCAGCAGGAATGGGTCGTCAAATTGATGATCTTATTATCGCAGCATTATCAGGAACAGCATTCACAGGAAAAGTTGGTGGAACATCAACTGTATTACCTTCAGCACAGAAAGTAGCAGTAGGAACAACTAACTTAACATTAGCTAAGTGGTTATCTGCATTGGAGATCTTGAATCTTAATGATGTAGATCCTTCTGATCAAAAGTATCTTGTGATCAGTTCAGGAATGCTTACTAGCTTACTTAACACTACAGAAATTAAATCTGCTGACTTCAACAGTGTGAAAGCACTTGTTCAAGGACAGATTGACACTTTCTTAGGGTGTAAAGTAATCCGATCCGAAAGACTAGCAGGCGGAGCATCGTCTCGTAAAGCGTTGCTTTATACTAAGTCTGGTGTTGGACTGGCAATCGGTAAGGACATCACAAGTCGTGTGACTGAAGAGTCTACTCTTCATTTCGCTAAACAAGTTTACTTTTCAATGTGTCTAGGTGCAAGCCGTCTTGAAGAAGTAAAAGTTGTTGAAATCGCTTGTGACGAAACAGCGTAACCATAAACCTTAACTAATTGGAGAAAATAAAATGGCAGAATTATACGGAGCAAATAGAACTAAGATGAATAGTCCTACTGGGTCTAACATCTTGGATCAAGGGATCAACAAGAGTAACATTTGTTACATGTTTGATTCTTATGAAGCAGTAGCAGCAGCTACAGGTGACATCATCTTTATGGGTGACTTGTTACCTGATGGAGCAGTCGTTACTCGGATCACGCTTTTAGCAGATGATCTTGGTGGAACAGCTACGATTGACATCGGTGATGTGTTGGATCCTGATCGTTATTCAGGAACAACTGTTGACATCTCAGGTGCAGCTACGACTTATGTGTATCCAGAGCAAACAGCAGGTATTGATGTTGATGCTTATGGTTACCAAGTTGTTGATACTGGTGTTACTTCAACTTCTTCTAATCAGATTCAGATCACTGTACTAACAAGTGCAATTACTGGAACTATTAGAATGGGTATTGAATACGCAATATAAATGAAACTAGCTGCCATCACACCATCGTATAATGACGAGGCTTTGATTGGTGCTTGTATCAAAGGGTTCGCACCCTATGTGCAAAGGCATATTGTTATGGTATCCCAGAAACCTTATTTTGGGGAAACTGAGGAACCAGACAATACAGCCGAGATAGCATCAGGATTAGGAGCGGAAGTTATATATGGTAGGTGGCAGCTAGATCATTATCAAAGGAATACTGCGATAGAGATGTTGCAGGAGTTTGATTGGATCTTAATAGCAGACACAGATGTGTTCATGCTAGAAGATGACATGAAGAGCTTGATTGAAAAGTTAAAGACAGAGACCAAAGATGCGGTAAGGGTGAATCATTATCCTTACTGGAAAGACTGGGAACATGTTATTGAAGACACATTCAAACCAATGTTTGCGGTCAGACCCAATGTCAGGTTTGTTCATATAGGGAATGTTGGATGCGAGAACGCTTTGTATTTAGATGTACACCAACATCACTTATCTTGGAGTGAGCCTAAAGACATTGTAAGTAAAATAAGTCATTACTCTCATGCTAATCAAATACCATCAGACTGGTATGAGAAACACTTTGTTAACTGGGAAGAAAGCGACCAAGCAGTTCTACCAGACAGAACATATGGTATAAGGAAGCAAAGCTTTCCAAAAGAGTTAAGGGAGTTATTCGTATGATAGCTGTATGCGTACCAACCAAAGGAAGACCTGAGAAGCTGAAGAACTTTCTAGATTCTCTTCCAGACATTCCTGTATACATTTACCATCACTCCGACGACAAAGAATCTTTTCCAAAGGATAACCACAATATCTATTTCGGTGATTTGTCAATCATAAAAGCAAATAACTTTCTAATCAAGAAAGCATACCAAGACAATCACGATGTATCAATCCTCGTCGCTACTGATGACATTATCTATGAACCAGAATGTATTACCAATGTACAGAAGGCAGTAGACGAAGACGATACAAAGTTATACGGACTAAAGTGTTTGAACATGGTCTGCAATGATGATGCGTATGTTTGTATATCCAATGAGATTGTAAGAGAGACAGGTGGTAGTCCTTACAACGAAGAGTATTACCATTTCTATGCTGATACAGAACTTGGAGAAACATACAAAGCCAAGGGTAAGTTTGAAAAGATAAACGCTGAGTACACGAACATGCATCCGTCGGTAACAGGGAAGCCTGATGATACTCATACACACAACAGATCTTATAAATTGATTCACGATAAAGGCATCTATGAAAATCGTAACCTTCTTCACAGATAAGTACGAGAGGTTCGCATGTACGCTGGTAGATAGTGCAACCAAGTTTGGTTACGAGGTTGTGGAAGAGCGTATTGAAGAGACAGGAGACTGGCAGTGTAACACTGATAAGAAGGCTCTCATAGTTAACAAGCATTTGGTAGAAGGGAAACCTTTTATAATTACAGACGCTGATAGTGAGATCGTAGCACCTATAGACTTCTCTTTCTTTGATGGTTGTGATTTCTCTGCAAGGTTAAAGGGTGGAGTAGAGATGTTGAGTGGCACGATGTATTTCAAGCCATCACCTGCGGTGTATCAGATGGTTGGTAATTGGATCTATAGAAACTCGGTTGACCGAACTCGTTTAGAGCAGCAGCATTTACATGAGGCATACAAAGAAAGCAATGTTGATTTCAAGGAGATGCCGTCTAAATACTGTGCCATATTTGATGAGAGACCTCCTGTTCCAGATCCATGTGTTTTACATTATCAAGCTTCAAGAGCTTACAGGAGAAAGCTAAATGCTGGAAGGGTATAGACCTACAACCGAAGAAGAAGCTAAGTATTACACCTTGACTAATATCCCAGACATAGCAGGGACTTGTGGAGGAATTTGTATTTGTGTTGGTGGTGGTAAGGGAATGTGGGAAGATTTAGCAGAAGCCAAGGAGATCGCTCCGACGGCAGATATTATGGCAGTTAATGTAGCAGCGATGTTTATACCAGAAGCAAAACATATTTATTCAATGCATTCTGCTCAGATCAATGCTATCGCACAGTTTAGGATTCACGAGTACGCAGGAGACAAGGCTATCGTTCATGGAGTAAAGAAGTATGATTTCATTCACCACACTTGGAAGATGAGGACACCAGCTAGTACCAGTGGATTAGCAGCTCCAATTCTAGCCAAGGTATTGGGGTATAATAAGTTTATATTAGCAGGAGTTCCAATGGATGATTCTGGATATTTCTATAAACAAACATTAAACGAGTCGTTTCCTGACAAAGCAAGGTTGCTAGAGGTTCATAATGTTAAAGAGATTTTTGGTGGGAAAATAAAAAGCATGTCAGGAAGAACAGCTAAATCTTTTGGTAAACCTGACACAGAATGGGTAAGGAGCTAATATGCCAGCACAATCAGAAGTTTCAATATGTAATTACGGATTAACGATGTTATTTACAAGTAGGATTGAGTCGTTGACCCAGAATGATGAGAACGCAAGGAAGTGTAATGCGATATATAGTTTTATCAGGGATGCTTTATTAGAAGACGGAGACTGGGGTTTCGCAAGAGTAGAAGCATCTCTAGCTCTTTTAGCGACAGACCCAACAACAGAGGATTGGGAATACAAATATCAGTTACCAACAGATTGTTTGGCTGTACGGCATATGGATGGAAGCCTTCCTTATAAGGTGTTCGCTGATACATTATTTACAAACCATACTTCTCCTTTGATAATTTATACAACACGAATAGAAGATCCATCAAAGTTTACACCTAAGTTTGCATTAGCGTTGGGAGCAAAGATGGCAGAGGCTTTAGCCTTTGGTATTACACAGAATGCAAGCATGGCTAAAGTTGCATCTGATGAAGCCAAAAGAAAAGTGGATGAAGCGAAGTGGTCTGATGCTCAACAAGGACTTGGAAATGTTCCAATCGTCGGAGACCTTATAAGACAAAGGGAGCTTTAATGTCACTAACATCCATACCAGTAGTAAACTTTGCAGGTGGTGAAGCGTCACCAGCTATTAAAGGTAGAGTTGATGTTAAGCAATACTCAGCATTAGCCGAAACTGTAGAGAACAATCTAATTACTCAACATGGTGGAAGTCTTAGGACATCTGGTACAAAGCATGTTCAAAGAACTAAAACAGTTTCAACAGCGACGAGACTTATACCATTTATCTTCTCAATAGGTAATGCGTATGTGTTAGAGTTTGGTGCAACATACATGCGAGTGTTTCAGAACAACGGATCTATTGTAGAGACTTCTCTTGTTATCACAGCAGCAACCAAAGCAGACCCTTGTGTTGTAACAACTTCTACGGCTCATGGCTATTCCAATGGAGATGTTATAGATATTAGTGAAGTAGTAGGTATGACGGAGCTTAATGGGAAAAGGTATATTGCTGCTAACATTACTTCCAATACTCTAGAGTTGCAGGACGAAGATGCTGTCAATATAGACTCTTCAGCGTTTACTACCTATTCTAGTGCTGGGATAACCGAAAGAGTTTATCAAATTACAACTCCTTATGCTGCTGCTGATTTGGCTGATGTAAAGTTTACACAGCAAGCAGATGTTATGTATTTATTCCATAGTAGCTACCCTGTCCAAAAGCTTTCAAGGTTAGCTTCAGATAGTTGGACAATAGCTGAGATCGCTTGGGACGCTTCTATTCATCCTCCTTTCCTAGATATAAACACTTCTGCAACTACCCTCACTCCATCTGCAACGACTGGTGTAGGAATAACAGTCACTGCCTCAACAGCAATATTTAGTGTCCTTGGACATGTTGGTTCGTACTGGAGAATAACTCATGGAGCGACAACAGGCTATTGTAAGTTTACAGCAGTTGCAAGTACAACATCTGCCACAGCAACAGTCATTGTTGACTTTGGTGCAACGACAGCTTCAGCCGATTGGTATGAAGGTGCGTGGTCTATTTACCAAGGGTATCCTGCGGATGGAAAGTTATATGAACAAAGGTTGTTAACTGTAGGATCTAATTTAAAGCCTCTGAATGTTTGGGGATCTGCGTTTGGTGATTTTGAGAATTTGGCTGTTCCTGAGATCACAGCAACAGCGACGGATGAAGATGCTATATCTTATACGATTGGATCTAATCAGGTTGACAAGATTCTATGGTTGTATCCAACAGGAGTAGCGAATCTTGGAACGGCAGGAGGAATATTCCTTCTTAGTTCTGGATCAGATGCGTTACCGATTACTCCTACCAATGTGAGTGTGAAACATCAGAACGAGAATGGTGCGGCTTCAGTATCACCTGTTCGTATCGGACAGTCTATTTATTACATTGAGAGATCTGGTGAAGTTTTAGGTGAGTACAAATATTCATTAGAATACGATGCCTTTGAATCTGTGGACATGACATATTTAAGTGATCATATTTTAAATTCAGGTGTAACTGACATGGCAGTTCAGTATTATCCTTTCAAAGTATTGTGGTGCGTGAGAGGTGATGGACAGATGGCAACATTCACCAGACAGGAAGAGAACGCAGTTAAGGGATGGGCAAGGCAGGTCTTCACTGGTACAGATGCAGCCGTAGAGAATGTCTGTGTTATTCCTAATGGGTCTGAAGATCAGGTATGGGTTGTTGTAAAGAGAACGATTAACGGATCTGTTGTGAGATATGTTGAATATTTCATGCCTTATGAATTTGATGATAAGCAGGATGCGTTCTTCGTACAGTCTGGATTAACTAAGGATGTTCCAATAACAATAACAGGAGCGACAGCAGCAAATCCTGTGGTAATAACAGCAGCAGGTCATGGATTGAGCGATGGGGATAAGGTTCATATTACAGATGTTGTTGGAATGACAGAATTAAATCATGATTATTACTTTGTCAATACGGCTACATCAACCACCTTTGAGTTACAGAATAGTAGTTCTGTGGATATAGACGGAACGGCTTTCACTGCATATATCTCTGGAGGAGAGATTAGATTATGTTCTACCTCTATAACAGGGTTGGATCATCTTGAAGGTGAGACAGTTGACATCTTAGCAGACGGAACAGTGTTACCTTCCGAGGTTGTCACAGGTGGTGCTATTACTTTAGACTTCTCTTCTGGTATGGTACATGTTGGGTTAGGATACACTTCAACCTTAAAGACTATGAACCTTGAGCAGGGAAGTAAGACAGGTACGGCACAGGGGAAGGTAGGATCTTTCAGTAGGGTTTATGTAAGATTCTTAGAAAGTTTGGGAGCTAAAGTAGGAGATGGAGTCACTCAGGACATTATACCATTTGGGATTTGGGGAGATCAATTAGATGAGTCTCCTCCGTTGTTCACAGGGGATAAAAAGGTTGAGTTTCCAAGTGGACACAGAATAGCAAAACATGTGGTTGTCACTCAAGACCAGCCACTGCCAATGCACATATTAGGGATATTCCCTGAATTATTAGTAAGCGACTAGGAGAAAATTATGTCACAACATTACGGAGGAATGCCATCAGGATACATGAACACCTCTAAATATAAAAACACAGGAAAGGCTGGGCAACAGTTTGGTGGTTCTTCTAGTTTTAATGGTCAAGCAGCTTTTAATGCAGCTCAGTACGGAATAGAAGGATTATCTGAAGGTCTTGGTCTTTTTAACGATGCTGGGTTCTTAGAACAGAAAGCTGGTCTTAAAGACATCTCTGCTAAAGGGATTATAGAAGAGGGTGAGCAAAGAGCATCCCAGATTGAAAGATTAGCTTATAAAACAACTGGAACACAAAGAGCAATAATTGCTAAGAGTGGTGTGACATTTTCAGGATCTGCGGTATCAGTAATGGCAGACACGCAGAAACAATTTAGAATGGATATTTATAGAACAAGATTAACAGCAGCTAGTCAATCCAATGCTATGGGATACTCGGCTATGTGGGACAGAATTGAAGCAGGAAACAAGCGAACAGCAGGTGTTGCTGCTATCGGTCAAGGAATATTAAAAATGGGTGCTAGTTATGCAGCAGCAACGGCATAGGAGATAAAATGGGAAGAGTTCCAGAATACGCAAGTCAAGTAGTATCACAATTAACTCCACAGCAAGCTCCTGCTGCTCTTAATAAAGATGGTGAGAGAATATCTAGGGAGTCTAGACAGCAGTTAACTCAGATAGCAAATACAATGTTTGACATGAAAAATGTTAGGGAAGCAACAAAGGCAGAGACTGATTTCAAATTAGAGTCGGCACAGATTAAACAGAATGCTGCTAATGATCCAAACCCTGACAATGCATATATTTATAAAGATCAAATAAATAAAGCACAGGAAAGAAGTGCGTCTACGATCTCTCATCCACCTACGAGGATGAAGGCTAGTGCTAACTTTAAGTTGAACGCTGGATTATACAATATTGATATTGATAGTAATTTTATTGCAAAGGGAATCGCAGCTACGAACTATGAACTTGATAAGTCTTTAACTGTAGAGCATGAAGATTATAAACAAACCTTACCTACTCCTAAAGGAAAGATTGAAAGAGAAAAGGCTAAGATGGCTGCTAAGTTTAGAATTGATGATGCAGTTGCAACAAAGGTCATGACAGGTGCTGAAGGTATTGACGCTAGAAATACAATAGATACTAAATGGGATGTGGACTGGAGAGAGACACAGATTGAAGCAGCGATTGCTTTTGATCCAGCACAAGCAAAGATAGATATAGCTGGAGATATGTTTGGGAATAGGGACGAGTTCACCGATAAGGAAAGACGAACTTGGACTGCCGTTGCTGATGCTGAAGAAGCTAGAGATATTACTTTAGCAGAGAGAGCAAGGACAGAAAATATTAAGGTAACCGAGAAGGCTTATGCCACAGCAGCCGTTAAAGACAAAAACTCTATTGACCGAAACCAAGTAAAGAACGATGCCTTACTTGGAAATATTACGGATGGTTTTAGAGATGAGCTGTATGCGTTTAAGACTAAAGTTTTCTTAGAAGAAGCAACACCTGAATCGTGGGAAGTTGCTAATGAGATTCAGGATATGATTGGCTATACAAAGAAAAGAAAAGACGGAACTCCTTACACTGATCAGGAAATCGCACAATATATCATGGCTAATTCTGAAAGGATGACTCAGGAAGATTCTGACAGATTGATGAAGGGCATAAATACTGATAGGAAGTCTAAGAGAAAAGAAACGCAGACTCTAGAGGCTACTGGGTTGAAAGCTTATCTTACTCAGGTTATTGCTCCAGCAGATGAGTACCAAGCGATGGAAACTACTCCTTTGGCAGTTACTCAAAAGATAGCCGAGTTCATGTATGAGTTTAATAGAGAGGTTGATGATTTAGAAAAGGCATCACCAGAGCAGATTAGAGACATTGCTGATGCATATAAGTTTAAGGGAATTAAAGACTTGGATCCTACTTTCAGGAGAAAAAAGGACACTAATCTGAATAGGATTCGTGTTCATCCAGTTGGTCAGGACGGATACGACAAAGATGGTAACAAGTTCATCATGAATGATCTTGGTGATTGGTTACCAGTAACTCCAGAAGAGGCAACAAAATGAAACACTTTGTAGCGACAGAAGTTCCTGAAGGAATTGTTGTTCCTCAAAAAGATAATGTTGATCCTAAGACTATAGAGCAGGCAAAAGTCCTTGCTAAATCTGATGAAGGAAGGAAATCTGTAGATAATCTTTTAGATCTTTTCCCATTCGTTGATGTGAGGAATGCGAAGGATGCTTATACTGAGGAAGCACCTTCTGCTATCCCTTTGTCATACATTATGGATGCTGTGGATAAGGCATCGGCTAACAGTCTCACTACTCCTTTCAGAACACCTGTCCCTGTGGACAAGGAGGCTCCTCAAACTTTAAACAAAGACATATTTTCTAAAACAGCAAACCTTCCGATATGGGGATTTCCTTTCCAAGAGATATTTAAAGAACCAGAAGTTGAGAAGAAATATATTGCAGCAGAGCCTCCTGAAGGAATCTTTATTCCTAATGACAGAACTTTTAGGGATGCAAGCCAAGATGCATTCTCTCAAGCAACTCCTAAAGAAAAGATTGGAATGATCGCCAGTGCGAGAGAGGGATTAGCTAAGTTCTTTAGAGGAGAGAATTACCAGAAGAACGAGGATGATCTTATCCGATGGACAATGGCTACAACAGGAATGCCGTATGAGATGGTCAAAGATAATTACAAAGACATGTTGCGTAATCCAAAATGGACTGGATACAACCAGTTCCCTGACACATACAATCGTGAAGAACAACTGGAAAGTCTTGGCACCCTTAAAAACAGTTTTATTGAAGGACTCACTTTAGGGATTTATCGTAAAGACAAAGAGCTTCAAGCTGAGTATCCTATATCTGCAAATCTTGGTTTAGCAACAGGAGGTCTTTTATCTTTCTTAGGGACTGCACAAGTAATGGGAGCAATGGGTCTTGGTACTCTTGCAGCCAGAGCAGGAGGAGCTAGTATTTTCATGGGAAGAATGGCTCCGAGGTTTATCTCAGGAGCTATCAGAACAAGTCCTGTCTTTGCAACTCAGAGAGGTGTTAGAGAAGCTGCGGATCAAGTTTATGCTAAAGACATCAATCCATTGAAGGTTGGTTGGGAAGCATCTAAGGGTATGATAGAAGGTGGTCTTCTTGGTGCAGCAGGTCAAACGATTGGATGGGGATCTAGAGTAGCTTTAGGATCTGGAGTAGGATATGTTGGTGGGATGATGGACGGAGATAGCCAAAAAGAGAAATTATTAAGAGCAGCAATATATGGAGGATTTGAAGCGTTTGGTGGCGGTAACTCTAGGAATTTTAGGATTAAGGCAAATGTTTATAAGAATATTGAAAAGAATTATACTGAATGGTTTATGAAGAAGTATGAAATTAGTGCTATAAAAGCGAAGATGCTGGTTCAAAGAGAAATGCAGATGATGGCTGGGAATATTGAAGGAGGGATGCAAGCTGCGGTAGGTGGTACTCCAATTAAGTTTTTAGAGAGAGCCAACAAGATGATCGTTGATCAGATCAAAGCAGGTAAGTGGTCTAAGAAGATTCCTTTTATGAGAGACAGTATTAGCGGAGCAAGGACTACTCCAAAGTCTACATTTGAATATCAAGTTGGGGAAGTTAAGCTCAAGGCTTCTGTTACGAATGAGTTTTCTACTAACAAGTCAAATGATGTTTATATTGGTAATGACGAAGCAGTCGCAACAACAAGTGGTGGTAAGCTCGCTGTCAAAGAAGCTGAGAAGTGGGCGGTAGCAGAGGGAGCTAAGAATGTTTATATTGATGTAGCAAGTAAAGACATTGAGTTCTGGGAAGGCGAAGGATACACAGTTGAATTAAAAGGAGATGCTGATACTCCGACGACGATGGTAAAGACTTTGGCTGAACCAGCACCAGTGGTCTTGGAGGATCTTCCAGTTGAGGGTGTCAAACAAGAAATAACTAATACTACATATTCCAGAGAGTCTAAAGATTTTGAAATAAATGGAGAGATCAATGGGGATGTTGCTAATTTGGGGAACATTGAGGTTGGTAATTCATCTCAAGGGAAGGGACTAGCGACGCAAGAGTTAATAGCGTTTGAAAAGTGGGCAGTTGAAAATGGTGCTACTATGGTGGAGGCAGATGCTAGAAGGACAGCTCTTGGGTTTTACGAAAAGATGGGGTATTCTGTTGACGCTGGTAAGCCTAGTGAGAGCTTTTGGAAAGTGTATAAGGATCTCCCAAAAGTTAAAGCATTAGCTACACCAAAGCTTCCTAAAAGAAACACACAGCCATCAGAAAAATCTCTTGCACCATTAGAGATCAAGCCTCAAGGAAAGTTGGCAGAAGATATTGAAAGCGTTAAGAGAATCGCTAAGAAGACTGGGGTGGTTTTAAAGTCAGTAAAAGTGTATAATTATAATATGGACATAGATGCCGATTCGGCATTGGGGAAGAAGTATTTAAAGGCAGCAGGAAAGACAAAAAAGGAGTTAGCAGATGCAATTAAAAACGGAGATGTCTTCATCATCGCAGGGCAGCATATCATCCCTCATCCTTCACAAAAACAAACAGGGTCAAAAATTAGGCTCTACAATGGTCACGATGCCGATACACTCTGGCACGAGTTCGTCCACGCAGCAAGAAGACAAGGAAAGCTTACCGAAGCCACAGGCACAGAAGAAGAAATAGCCAAAGAGCTTGAGAGAACATTCAACGAAGCGAATGAACAAGATATTGTAGACCTCTTGAGTGAGGGTAATGATGTCGGTCTTATTAAGAAACTTAATGGGGACGGCAGCACATCTATTGGTAAGATTGATGATAATTTAGGGATCGTAGAGAACTCCATTAAGATCCTGTCAGGGGGAAAGGTGCTTGTTCTACATAAGGGAACTGAGCTTATCAGTAAGGATGCGAACTTTGATGTGATGCATAATAAGGCGATTGCTCCCACCAGTAAGGCAGCTCCACCACCTACCGAACAATTCCAATTTCATCTACCCATTAAGTCCATCGCTGAAGGCGAGGTACATGGATTTGAGATGAGAGCCGAGAAGACTAAGGTCACTAAGGCGAATCCTGAAGGCATAAAGTATGTCGTCGTCATGGAAGGTCATAAGTTTCCAACTATCCCAGATAAGATGAAGGAATATAGCACAGTAAAGGTTACAACTTCTAAAGGATCTTTTGAAGGTCAGATTACAGGACAAACGGATAAGATGCTTATGTTGACTCTTGGTGGTGGAGAGAAAGTCCAGAAGAACGCTATCAGTAAGGATCTTATCACAAAGATAGTCGGCAGAGAAAATTCTACTGGTAGATGGAGAAATATTAAGAAGTCAGAGTGGAAGCCTAAAGCTGGAAGATATGATGGTAAGTCTGTTTCTTGGGCAGAGGCTGATATGTTAGCTCGTAAGATGAGGGGAACGAATGATGTTGAAGTGTTCCATGCTAAAGACGAAGAGCTATACTTTAAAGAGAAGAGAGTCGGAACTTATGTTGAAGCAACTAGAGATTACCCAGAGTATTTCCATAAGGAAGCTTTGCCAGCGTATAAATTCACAGGGGTAATGAATGAGGGAAATGTAAAGGTAAAGGCATACATCTTGGATATGCCAGCTATTTACACTTGTGCTAACTGTTCAGGATGTGCCACGACATGTTATGCGGTAGGATCTCAAGTTCAGTATCCAGCCTCTATGTTAGGACGCTTTGCTAACCTATACATGTTCCAGCATCACCGATCTCATTTAAGATCCATGATTGATCAGCAGATGTCAGAAGATATATTTGACATGGTTCGGCTACATTCTTCTGGAGAGATCTTCTCTCAAACTTATGTTAATTGGCTTGAAGAAATGGTCAAAGCTCACCCAGCCAAGAAGTTCTATACCTACACCAAGGTGGAGGAATTTAAGTATGACGATATAATGAGCCTTCCTAACTTCAATCTAGTTAGCTCTTTACTCCCAGATGGCGGTAGGAATTATGGGGATAAAGCATATGTCAATGAGATGGCTAGGAAGCATGGGATCTCTAAGTGTCCTGCTGCTGGTCAGCTTGCAGCATTACAGGCTAAGAAGGTTGCCGTTGCGGCAAACAAATCCCTGAGTCCTGCCCAGAAGAGGGAGGCGATGGCTGAGATTACTGCCATATTTAAAGATCCTAAGAGATCTGTTCATTGTGCTACGGATAAGTATAAGGGTGTTGGGCATAAATGTGAGAAGTGTTTGCATGAACCATACATGTTATTTGACCAGCATGGCGGTGCTGAACATAGATCTGGTGCTGAGATGGTAGAGATTGTTGAACAGGAACACTTCCTAGATAAGTTAACGGCAGAGGATGAAGGTCTTGTAGACAACTCACTAAAGAAGAGAGAATACCAGTTGCCAAGTAAACCAAATAGAAAGACTCCGTTAAGGATGATTGGTAAAAAGCTAGGTGGCAAGGTAGAGACAAATCTGAAGTGGGATCCGTTTGATTCTTCAAAGACAAAAATTGCAATGCATACAGGGTACAATCCAGACTCAATAACTATTGATGGTAAGACACTGTATTTAGGGATGAGCCTTGAGAAAGAGACTGTTTACATTAGCGGTATCGTTTCTTCTGATGCAGGATCTGGTGTTGGAAGTAAGTTTATGAACGAGCTAAAGAATTACTCAGACGATACTGGACACAATATAAATGTTTACAAGATTACGAATCCTAAGTTCTTTGAAAAGTTTGATTGGTTAACTGTTGACAGAGAATCTCAACAAGCAAGTTATATTCCACCACAACCAGAAGGCGAAGTCTATCCTATTGAAGGTCTATCAAACGACATTCGTGACACAGAGTATAGTGAAGGTATAGAGAACTCTATCCGTAAGAAACCTAAGGACGAGCCTGAAGATGTGCCGTCACATGCCAAGCTTCCTAGGAAACAGGACATCTGGCAAGACAAAGAGTTTGACGATACATCTGCTCACGATGTCATCAAGAAGCTTAAAGAAGAAGGTGTCACTTACACCATGAAGGGTGAGGTAACTGACAAGGATTTAGATTTCTATAACAAGGCAGCAGATTTCTTCTTACGACATAGAGGTCTTGATGATGTAACTAGAGAAGAGTTTATTAAATACGAAGAGACTATTGCGTGGGAGCAGAAGAAGGCAGCCGAGGGAGCTATGAAAATGTTAGGTGGTTACTCCAAGGAACAGCGTCTAGCCATTCAGATGTTTATGGACAACCCTAAGAAGTATTCAGAGCCGACATTCAAAGGAGCCAAGACAGCAATAAAGAATATTGAGAAGGTGCAGGATCTAGTTAAGAAGACGATTGTAGAGGCAGGTTATCCAGAACCGAATTATCACGAAGGAACAATTAAGATTCTTACAGAAAAGATCGCTAGGTCTAAGGATAAGACTTATGAAACCAAGGGAGCGAAGACCAGAGCCAGAAACGATATTAAGAGGTGGGAGGCTCAGATTGAGCATCTTACAGGACTGACTTATCTCCATAGGGTTACCAAAAGTAATCTCGTTCAATATATAAGCACTGGCGGTGGCAGTAAGAAGTTGTCTGGCAAGACGAAGTTCGCTGGGAGAAAGTATGCGACCATTGATGATGCTCTAGCTGATGGAAAGGTTGTTGGGGATCTGATAGAGTCTGTGGCTGAATCTCTAAACGAGGTAGTACGGCTTAAAAGAACGAATAACTTAATCAACGCTATTAACGACAATCCTGATTTCAGTCTTCCTGAGAAAGACGCTCCTGCTGATTGGGTTCAAGTAAGAACTGAGCAGATGCCAAAGGCTAAAGGAAGGAAGTACCATCCAGCTATTGGAAGTGCTATTGATGAGTTGACTTATTATGGCGGTACAAAAAAGAGCTTGATGCTTGAGGGGTACGACAATCTTAATTTCGTACTGAAGATGATTAACTTTTACAATCCTCTTTTCATGATCAACTACGATTTACATCAGGGGTGGAGAGCAGCAGGAATTAAGTTCGTTGTTAATATTCCAAAGGCTTGGAAGATTTGGCATGAGCAGGGAGATGAGTTTGAGAAGATTTTAGAGGGAGGTCTTTTTAGTAGGAACATTGATTACAAGAAGGGTGCTGCTGCAATGGCTGAAGACATGATCGGTTTAGCTGAAGATAATTATGGCAAGAAGTTTTCAGAAAAAGTTAAGAATGCGATATTCCATCCTATTGAAGGTCTTCAGTACATGAACAATATAACAACATGGAAAGCTGACGAGATTTTAAGGATTGCTACATACTTAGGTCTTCAGAACACTCATGCCACTAAAGGAATGAATCAGTTCCAAATAATTGATCTTGCTAGTGACTTCATGGCAGCGTACAACAAGTTACCGAAGGGATCTAAGCAGGATTTGAACAGGTGGTTTTTTACTCCTACATACAAGGTTAGTATGCTTCGTATCCTTGGGAAGATGTACGCTAATCCTAATCAGTTCAGGGAGCAGATCTTCCGACACCAGATGTTTAAACTGTTTTTAAAGTTTGTCTTACCAACAATGGTCACATCTATATTAGTCGCTATGTATGACGAAGAGGTTCAGGTTTTTAGTGAGAAGGGGTATCGCATTGTTGTCAAGATAGGGGACAAAGCAGAGCGTGTATTTGCCATATCTACTCCTTTGCTTGAAGAAACTAAGATATTAAATAGAGGGATCATGCAGACTGTTGAGGTCAACTTAGCAGCTCTGCCGAACATGGTATTGACCGCACTGAATCAAGCTCATGGGTATATTCCTCCTGATGACCTTAGGAGAATTGGAGACTATTTTAAAATAGGGGTTCCTGTGGTAAAGGAGTTCCAGCTATGGCACGATAAGGATCAAACATTGTTTGGTAAAGTCCTTGGTCAGTTTGGGTTCGCCTTTGCTTATACAAGGCTACCATCATTAAGAGAAGCAGACAAGCGGTTCATTGCCATTAAGATCCTTAACGCTATGGATCTATGGTTTGGAAAGTCTGACCAAGAGACTAAGAAGTACGAAGAATTACAGCGTAAGTACCGCTTCTTCTCTGACAAGATGTACCGAGCTAAGACCAGAGGTGATGAAGAAGATTTTAAGAAGTGGTCGGATAAGTCTGAGAAATACTTTGGTTATCCTATCCCAGCAAAGACGATAGTTAACAAGATGAAGGCAGATAAACGGAGAGATCCTAACAGGACGAGAACGGAGCAGCAGTTTGATGCTATGAGTCTGTTCCTAAGAAGGAAAGTATTACAAGACAAAGGAGAATTAAAATGACAGTAACTAGCACAACAAACAAAATCATATACACAGGGGACAACTCTACTGTTATCTTTCCTTATACATTTAAGGTCTTTGCTAACACTGAACTTGTCGTTGAACTGCTTGAGATAGCAACAGACATTACTACAACCCTTGTGCTTACTACAAACTATACAGTGTCTGGTGTCGGAGTAGCAACAGGTGGTAATGTCACCACTGTTTCAACCTACGCAAACACGCATAAGATTATTATTAGACGGCTTCTTCCTTTGACTCAAGGGATTAACCTTGTTGAGAACGATCCATCTTCTGCTGGAACAAGTGAAGATAGTTTAGACAAATCAGTCATGAGAGATCAACAGCTACAAGAACAGCTTGATCGTGCTATATTGCAGGACACATCTAATGTTTCAAGTATTACATTCCCAAGTCCTACAGCTAATGAATTGATTGGATGGGATCCGACAGGAGTATTCCTTGTGAACAGTTCTCTGTCCTCACTAGCGATTACAAGTACGGCAGCCGTAGACGCAGCAGCGACTGCTGATTATTTAGGGAACTCAGGAGCTAATGGTATTTTAAGAGTTAGTGGGTTGTTGACTCATACTGATGGAGGCAACTTTGTTACTCTTGGCTTGACATCTGGATTAGTAGATCATGATGCTACCTTAAACTTTTCTTCTGCTGAGCATTTTACTATGCTTGATGAGGATACTCTTGTATCTGACTCAGATACGCAAGCAGCGACTCAGCAATCTATTAAGGCTTATGTGGATGCAGCGACATCAGCTTCCTTAACACAAGCGATCACACAAGCAAGTCATCCGTTCTCTTTAGGAGACTGGGTTTATTATAATGGATCAGCCTATGCTTTAGCAGATGCAAGTACAGCAGCGACAGCAGAATGTATAGGAGTTGTATTGAGTGATGATGGTACAAACGATTTCACTCTACAGTTTGGAGGAAGGATCACAGGACTATCAGGTTTGACAGCAGGTGAAGCCCACTTCTTATCTGAAACAGCAGGAGCTATTACAGCAACAGCACCGACGACAGAAGCATCAGTTAGTAAACCAGTATTGATTGCAGATTCAACAACAACTGGTTATGTGTTTAATATGCGTGGTTCTTCTGTTACGAATACTGAATTGTCTTTCTATACTTCATTCGTTGATGCTGATTTAACAGCTAGCGTATTGACAGTAGCTCATAATTTAGGACATAAGTTTTGCCAAGTAGTTGTCTATGATAATAACGACAAGATGATTATTCCTACTGACATTACTCTTACAGACAACAACAATCTTGATGTAAGTCTTTTAGGATTTGGAACAATCTCTGGAACATGGAATGTTGTGGTCTTAGATAAGGGAGCAACAACTAATTCAGCTTCTAATTTAGTTCAAGTTGTTAATACTCAAAGTGGTGCGGTAAGCTCAACGGCAACAACTATTCCAGCTGATGACACTATCCCTCAGATTACAGAGGGAGCAGAGTTTATGACGGCAGCAATAACTCCAACAAATGCAAACAATATTCTTTATATTGATGTAATGGTTCACTTCCAAGTATCAACGGAAGATTATGGTGTTGTCGCATTATTCCAAGATGCCACAGCAGGAGCGTTAGCCGCTGGTCTTGCAATGCACAGCTACGATGCGGTAGGTGGCGGTGGTGGATCTTTTAGGACTGGTATAATAACATTTAAGCATAAGATGACAGCAGGGACAACAAGTGCTACAACCTTCAGAGTAAGAGGCGGTGGTGGTGGTGGAACATTTACTTTTAATGGTGCTGCGGCTGCTAGGTTATTAGGTGGCGTAATATCATCATCAATAACTGTTACAGAAGTAGCAGTCTAAAGGAGAATAATATGGATACAGGTGTATTAAATACAAGTGATGGAAACGCAGTTAAGACAGCTCGTATATGGACTAGCGGTGTAAATGTAGACGCTGCTACTGTTGCGGCAACGACTTCTTATACAGGTGCAGGTTTTCAACCTACTCATGGTGTTTTTATGTGCGTTAAAGATACTTTCCAAAGTGCTGGTTGGGGTTATACAGATGGAACAG